TGTAAGTGGTGCCACTCCCAACGCCGATGGATTCTGGGAATTCTCTGGAACAAATAATGAAATTATTAGCGGACCAAAATGTAATACACTCTTTGAAGATGGTGGTAGTGGAACCATTGAAATGTGGGTAAAACTGAATGATGTATCTACACGTCAAACTTTGTGTAGTGGATACATGACATCTGGACCAACACAACCAGACAGATGGGACTTTGAAGTACAGAATGGATTAGTGCGAGGTGGGTTTCATGACAATGGTTACTCTCAATCAAACCCAATCTTAAACACTAATACTTGGTATAATTTTATGTTTGTATTAGATAAGTCGAGTGGCAATGGAGAGATCAGATTTTATATTAATGGTGTTGAAGAGTCAAACTGGTCTGGAAGCTTAACTGTAGACAGAGACTTCGCTACTGATGTAGAATTTGGTATTGGTAATAGATTCTCACAACAAGAAGACTTCCCTCTTGATGGTGATGTTGGAGAAGTTCGTACTTATCCAAGAGCTCTAACACCAGCACAAGTCTTCCAGAACTACAACGCTACTAAGGGTGAGTATCTCAACGAAGCACCTGACACAGCACCTAAGATTGGTCCTGGTATTGTATATGGTAGCGACCTGCTTCTGAACTATGACTTTGGAAACCGAGCAACGTTTGATAGTAAAGCAGGTTCACTTGCTCTACCATTTGATGCTGTGGATGATGATCTAACTGAAGAATTGATCGCTGGACCTAGCGCCAATGATCATTATGGCACTCATGTTAGACTTACTGATAGTGATAAGATGGTAGTCTCTGCAGTATATAATTATTCTTACCCAGTATGGGTTTATGACATTAAAGATGGATCTCAAATATTTTGGACCAACCCACCAAACCACCAGGCGCACGGCGACTTTATTTCAGTTGGAAGTGGTAGAGTTGCTATCGCAGCTGTAGATAACTCTAGTGGTGTGTTTGATGACTATGAACAGAAAATTTACGTATATGATGAAGACTTAAGTAATGAAGTTATCATTAACAATGGAAAGAATATGCAAACTAGTGGACCACATAGAATCTATGATGGAAAACTTTATGCTGCGGCTCGAAGTGATGATACTGCGAGACTGATTAAAGTATATGATGTATATACAGGAACTAAACTAGATGAATTTAGTGTCCCTGGTTATTTAAGTAGTCGTATTGAAACACTAGTAGTTGGTCTTGATAAAATAGCAGTTGGTATTGACGGTGTAAAGGGTGTTGTGTTGATGGATCTGGATGGAAGTAATCAAATAAATCTATTGCCACCAGGGTTGACCTATATCAATAGTGATTATGGACAGGATGAAGGTTCACTGGATATTGGAATTGGTCCCGATGGCGTTGGTAAAGTTTATGTTGGAGACGGTCAGTATAATAATAATGCTGGTCGTGTCTATTCGTGGAACTTAGATGGAACTGCCTCAACAACTATCGAAGCTCCAAATTCTGAAAAGAGATTTGGTCAGTCTGTCGCTGTAGATAATGGAACCTTAGTTGTCGGATCTCCTAATAATGAATCTTGGATAGGATCAGAAACAGGATTTGGTAATGTATATGTTGTAGATAGCTCGGGTAATGCTAATCTAGCACCATCAGTTGGTGGCGCAGATGGAAATGAATATGGTTGTTCCGTAGACATTAGAAAGAATAGAATTGTCGTTGGTGCTAGAAATTATGCTCCATTTCTTAATGGATTTTCTCAACTTAATACTGGTGGGGTGTATCTTTACAAGAAAGGATTCCCAGCACCAACCAAAGTCAAGAACCTCTCAAGTAGTTCTTACACTGCCACAATGGGTGTGATTGGTAATGCTCCTACGTTTAATTCTGCTGGATACTTTGAGTTTGATGCTGCTAATGACGAAATAATTGCTTTGGATGGCACAGCAACTAACCCATTCCCCAAACCAACAAGTCCAACAGTTGAAGCTTGGGCGTGGAAATTAAATTGGGATGATGGAGCTGAAGGTCGTATTGTTTCTTGCACTCAAGGCGGAGGATATCAAATTGGTGTAGGAGAAACTTTGATGGGATCTGCTAATGTTGGATCTATCATGTATGTTAATGGTGCTTATTCTATTACTCAATATGGTAGATCTAATTTGTCTTCTGGATGGCATCATTTTGTAGGAACATTTGATGGAACAACACTTAGGTTCTATGTTGATGGAACTGAAGTAGATACTGATAATAGTAGATCTGGAAACGTAACTTATCCAACTCCTACCGACTTCCTGATTGGTGGAGAACCAGGAGCAGCGGGATCACCTGATACTGCTAGAGACCTTACTGGAAGAGTATCCGAGGTTAGAGTTTATGACAGAGCTATAACAGCAGCAGAAGTATCCCAAAACTTCAATGCTACCAAGAGTAAGTATGGTGTCTGATAAATAGATAGAGAAAAGACTATCTGCATAGAGGCACTAAGTAATGGCGAGAAAATCCATTAAGACAAACTACTATCTCTTTGATGCTTCTGAAAGGGAAGTAGTTATCCCTGGTGGTATCCAAAGGGAGCAGTTAATCCTGATTACCAACGTTACTGATAACAAAGTAATCTATAACTTTAGTGACCCTGAACTCACTGCCACTACTTATGAGATCTCTACAGATATTCGTAATGTAGTTACTACTAGACTTGTTCTGGCATATGACACCACGTCTATGTCAGACACAGACAAACTTCAAATTGTCTATGATGATTTTGAAGAGACTATCAAACCAGCAGAGACCTATCAGGATCCTGTTAATAAGTCAAAAGTCTCTACACCTCAATCGCAGATTGATACCGACTTTGAATATGGAACCCAGTCTACCAAATGGGAATCGTTGGCGCTGATCAACAACAACCCATTTGCTTATAAGTATGATAATACTCTAGTTGTTACTCAGATCGAAGCATTCCAAGATAGTAAACAGATTAGAGTTTCTGTCAACACTGCTCAAACTCCTCTGCCAGAAGCAGGCACTGCGGTCTTTATCCAAGATACTATCCATGATGGTGCAAATGGTGTCTTCATTGTAGATAAGAAACTCAATGCACAGAACCAGTTCCTATACACTGCTAAGTATCCTTGGACAACAGGTGATAGTGACATCGATGTTGATGCTAGAACTGCAGTCTATACTGGTCAACTCTTTACTGGTGCTGAGATTGGAGGTAGCATTACTCTAAGTGCTCCTGGTAACGGAAACGTTAGAGTTACTTGTAGTAATGCACATGGACTAGAGATTGGAAACGAAATTGCTGTTACTGGATCTAACGGCACCAATGTCAATGGATCTTGGATTGTAGCAACAGTTGAATCACCAACAGTATTTGAATACTATCCAGACGCAGCTCCTTCTGGTTCTGTAAACAATGGTACTATCAAACTATATCCTAGACCACAAGGTAACTCTGTTCACAGAGCATTTGATGGTGGTGTTAAGTTCTCTACCAACTCTGCTTCTAAAAACCAACAGGCAATCAGACAGACCAAACGTTACTTCCGTTACCAGTCTGGTAAAGGTGTAGCATTCTCTACTGGTTCTATCCTTGCTCCTGCTATCGAAAACATTGATAGCATTACATCATCTGGTACTACAGTAACAGTAGTTTCTACTGTTGCTCATAATGTTACTAGAGACACTGAAGTCAATGTACAAGGATGTAATGATAATGCATACAACGGAATCTTTAATGTAACTAATGTCATTGATGCATATAGATTCGAGTATCAATCAACTAGCACACCAACAGAATCTACAGCAGCAGGAGAATATACAATCACTCCTGTCAATGCAAATGGTGTCAACCTTGAGATTGGTATGATGGACCAACAGAATGGAATCTTCTTCCGTCATTCTAATGGTCATACAAGTGTTGTTCGCAGATCTTCTACTTATCAGTTGTCTGGTAAAGCAACAGTAACTAATGGAAACTCTTTGGTCTCTAGTTACACTGGTCCTAACCAGCAAGGAACAAAGTTTGCTAAGCAGTTGGTAGTCGGAGACTATGTTGTTCTTCGTGGTTCTACCTATCGTGTCGATGGTATCATCTCCGATACTCAAATGGTTATCTTCCCCGACTATCGTGGACCATCTGATATCAATGTTCCCATCACTAAAGTTACTGAAATTGAATGGAAGCAAGAAGACTGGAACCTAGATCGTTGTGATGGTACTGGTAAGTCTGGTTATTCTCTTGATGTAACCAAGATGCAGATGTTCTACATGGACTACTCTTGGTATGGTGCAGGTTTCATCCGCTGGGGATTCCGTGCTACAGATGGTGATGTTATCTATGCTCACAAGATTCCAAACAACAACTTCAACACTGAAGCATACATGCGTTCAGGTAACCTACCTGCTCGCTATGAAGTTAATACTATTTGTCCAAAAGCATCTGCTACTACATCGTTTGCAAACAACGCAACTACAATCTATGTGGCAGATGCGCCATATGCGTTCCCTGATACTGGAACATTAAGAATCAGACAAACCACATCTGCTACTTCTGCAAATACAGAATATATTAACTACACTGGAATGGTTAAATTCCAGCAAGATGTTATTGCAGTAACATCTGGTAATGATGCTATTGAAGTTGCAGACACCGCAGGACTACAAGGTGGTGGTGTACAATCAATCACTTTCACAGTTCCATTCTCTAATGTTGTTGCAAGAAAAACTTACTACGTTGCAAGTATCCTAAGTTCCACTTTGTTTACCATTACAAACACGCCAGGAAGCAGCGTTGCTATTGCTCTGGATGATGAAACTGGAACTGCTCTTTCTCCTCTATCAACTGGACTCTCTGGTGCATTTACTGGAGTTACTAGAGAACAGGCAGGTGCTACTGCAGTCAATATGACGATTGCTAATGGATCTTCTGTCGGTACAGTCAGTTCTTCTACTGGTATTCAGAAAGGACAACTAGTAGTTGGTCCTGATATTCCTGATGACACTACAGTCTATAACATTGTAGGTACTACAATTACTCTAAGCAAAGCAGTTACTGCTGCTAACCCACAGAACGTAACCTTCCCTCCAATGGGTACAGGTTCTGCTTCTGCATTTACATATAGTGCAACTCAACCAATCTCACTCGAACTACTCGCAGCAACATCTGTACCACAGATCAGTCACTGGGGTTCTTCGGTTATTATGGACGGAGAATTTGATGAAGATAGAGCGTACATTTACTCTATTGGTACGTCAACTGGTCGTTCTATTGCATCTGGCGCTACGAAAGGTATTCTTGCTATTCGTGTTGCTCCTTCCATTGACAATGGTATCTCGGGAGCATTCGGTGCAAGAGAACTAACCAACAGAATGCAGTTGGTTATGAGAGATTGTCAGATTGTTTCTAATGGTGTTTTCTTTGTAGAACTATTGCTCAATCCTCTGTGTGACACCAGTGCTACCTGGCAAAATGTTGGTGGTACATCCTTGGCACAATATGCAGTTCTAGGAAACAACGCAGAACTAGTAGGCGGAGAAGTTGTTTACGCATTCTATGCTGGTGATGCAGGTTTCGCTTCTGGTGCTGCTTCGGTCTCACTGAAGGACGTTAAAGAAATCTCTAACTGCATCCTAGGTGGTGGTAAAGCTACTTACGATGATGCAACTCCAACTGGTGTCTTCCCAGATGGTCCCGAGGTTCTCGCTGTGCGTGTTACCAACATCGCTGGTGGATTTGGTAGTTCCGCTAAGTCTGCTGACTTTAAGTTCTCCTGGACTGAAGCACAGGCATGATCACCATGGTGGCACCTTCTGTGTCCAAGCAGGTTCATCCATTACAATGTTCTTGGTGAATCTTCTTTCGGCATAGAAGGTGTTCTCATAGTGGAACCACCCCGTCACAATATACTTAGTTGTTGTTTCGCTTACAATGCCTGCATGTAAGTGAGTAAATCCTGCTGGCCATATTGCTAGATTCCCTTTCTTAGCATTGAGTTGCATGTTCACATAAGGGAAATCAGTTCCTCCGTCCTCAACATCATTCAAGTAGAACATCCATGCAAGAATAATGTATGGGTTATGTAGTCCATGCTCGAAGTGATATTTTTTAAATCCCTGACCAGGAAGATATCTTTGGATGTTGTAATCAGGAACTGGTTCCCATGCTTGCATTCCCTGAATAACATCATATTGTTCTTTATACTCCATCATTCCCATTGCTAGGGATTGAAAGATTATATTATTAACAACCCAATCATTCTCATTGTCTACTTGACATAGAAGATCTAGAGAGTCTTTGATGTCTGTATGAATTCCATCATCTCCATTCTTCCCGCTAACAACAACACCAGGATTTGCTCGGTGTACATTAGCTTCAAAGTATTTGATTAGATAGTCACAAGCATAGTCATCCAAAGCATGTTCATACATGCCTATAAAATTGTGATGTTCGGCGTTCATAAGCAAAAAAAGAGGGAGATGTCTGATGCTGACCAGACTCTCCCTGCGGCGACGATATTCAATTATTATTTATCACCATACACCAGGAATAATTTGACCTGTGGTAAGGTAAGAACCAACAGCAGCAACGAAACCAACCATTGCAGCGCGGGCATTGAGGATCTCTGCCTCAGGGGTGAAACCAAATTTCATTGTTTTTCCTCCAAAGATTTATTGATTATGATGACACGTTTGCCATCGTGAGTAAATTGCAGTTCGTCGTCAGGATGCCACAGAAGTTCTTCATATAAATCATCAAGTTTCTGTATATCCTGCCAAAGCGCGTCAGGATTCGGCATCAGGTTTTTTACTTGGGACTACGGGATCTCTAGATCTGTTCTTAATTACAATGAATGCATCTTTGTTGTACTTGCGGGTGCCTTTAACAGGTGCCCACTTGGTGCCTGCACCATCAATCTCATAGACTGAGGTGCCACCAATCTCTACATGAATGTCATCGTTAGACATATCCCATCCAAGGTCAGTGTATGCTTGGATGAGACTCTCTTCAGTAAAGTGCATCTTCTTGATCTGCGAGGACATTACAATCGCTGGTAGGATACGAGACACAAGTCAAGATAAAACCAGCATCAATCTGATCATCATCAAGGAAAGACTGATCGCTTTGGTCAACTGTACCGCTAACCAGTTTGCCTGCACAAGAAGAACAAGCACCAGCACGACAAGAGTAGTTCATATCAACACCTGCCTCTTCTGCTGCATCTAGAATGAATTGATCATCCTCGCATTGAAAAGTAGTTTCACCTTCAGCAGATTGGAGAGTGATAGTATAAGCCATTAATAAGTTTCAGATAATTGTTCAACAGAATACGCCAACAGAACAAAGAAGGCGATACTAGTGATTGTAAAGCAGATTTGTACCATTGTCAAGTCTCAGAAGATACCAAAAAAGAGTTTGCCAGTGATGGCATAGGACAAGAATGCAGAGACGACTCCCATCATTGCCCAACGACCATTGTATTTCTCAATGTATTGCTGAGGGGAATCAAGACCCTTGCGATTGTAATCTTCAACAACCATTTGTGGTTCTTTGGCGAAGATATTCTGTTGTCCAAACTCGTTTTGGGTTACTGTCATTGATTTGTTACGAATCTTTACATATTATATAGTAAAAAAAGAGGGGCGTCAAGCCCCTCTTTGATTAGCAGTGGTTATAAGAATCAGAAGGAATACTTCAGACCCAGTTTAGCGCCATAACCACGATCGATGTCGTCATCGCCAGAACCGATGAAGGAGACTTCACCATAACCGCTGAGTGCCTCGGTGATAGGAGCACCGATACCTGCCTTACCAGAAGGAACAACGTCGGTCTCGCCGCCGTCAGGGGAGACGAAGCTAGCTCCACCCTGGACATACCAGGAAGCAGCACCGACTTCGCCTTCGTAGCCTACGTGAGCGTCGGTGGTCGTTCCAGTGTAATCAGAACCAGTCCATCCCGAGTTTGCTTCCACGTTCACATATGGACCTGCAAAAGCAGCGCCAGCGGACATGGACAGAGCAGCGGTTGCTGCGAATACAGATTTGATCATTTTTGAATACCTTTAGTTACTTGCGGAATGGTTACCCGCAGATGAATACCAGCTCGACTTGCTGGTGACTAAGTAATTATACCACAAACGACACAAAAATTCATACCCTTGTGACAGTTTGTGGAAGCGGGAGATCGGACTCGAACCGACGACATCGAACTTGGAAGGATCGCGTTCTACCACTGAACTACACCCGCAAATGGGGGTGGTCAAACCCCCAGGACACATGCACGCCACCTGTTTGTTTTAGTTGTAAACAGGAACCAACCACACGGAAGGGGTCATTTGGATCCACCACTTGCTCTTTGACTGGAAGCAAGAAACCAGGCGGAAGTTTTACCCACCCACACCACTTGTTCTTTGACTGGAAACAAGAAACCAGCGGAGGTCGAAGGACCATCCCGACCAGGGCTAGTTTATAGTCATACCGAGACTATTCAGGACGATACTCCTGACTCTTGTAGTCACCAAAGGAGATTACATCTTCGCCAAAGGCACCAGGAATGTTGACTGGTCCTGCTGCCACACCATCAAAATTCACAGACTCAATCTTAGGATCAAGATAATCAGAACTCAAATTGAAATTGTAGTCAGAAAGATTAATGTTACCCTCAAGGTTGGGGATAGTAGGACGATTTTGAACTTGTTCATACAATTTGAACAGGTCACCAATGATGCTGTCACGCTTCTCATTGAGAGCAGAGACCAGCATGTCACGAATAAAGTCAAGATCTGAACGATCAGTTTCTACACACATAATTACCTCAGTTGTATTTACGATAAGCACCCACTTCAGGGTCGGGATCTAACCACTTGGTATACTCAGGGTCTTCCAAGCATACATCAAGTTGCATCTGGTTGTCAAGGAAATACATGTCAGTGAATCGCTTGGTCCACTCATTGAATTTCTGGATGCGATAGTCAGGCATACCATTGATATCTAGCGTTCCACACTGCACATAGCGATAGGGTGAACGCTCAAGGATGACTTGTGGTTTCATGGTCTGTTGTTGACTCGTCAATTGTAGCATGGTCTCTGTCCTTTGGCAAGTTACGCGAGCACCAGAGTGCTAGGGTAATCAATACGAAGTAGAGCAGGTAGTCATCGATCATGACTAGAAAGAATATAACACTGCCACTCCAGACCAACCATGGGGGCAGTGGCAGTTTGCCAATTGCACTACGGATCGGCACCTCAAAAATAAAATAGAAAGGTGCCAACAGCGTTACAAAATACTCGCTGTAAGGGACAACAAAATACAGCGATAGAATAACAAAGATAGGAAAGTAATGTCTTTGTGGTATCTTTGCTAGTAAATTAAGAACCTTCTTCATGATTAGAATACATGTCAACTAGTTCATCAACGTCACTGACACCAGCAGCTGCTGCTAGTTCTTGCATTTCATCTGCAGGGCAAGCAATCACTGCCTTGCCATCTGGTTGACGAATTAGAAACTTCTCACCTGCTTCGATGCGATCCATATACGCATCGAAGTCTTTCTCAAACTCTGCTACACTCAGTTCAACCATTGATTTCCTTAAAATCTTTTTCAAAAATTGCCAGACCCGAGTCTGTCAATACGTGATTATACATCTTATCGAAGACTGCTGGGGGCAATGTTACGACATTGGCACCATACATCAGGCAACGGGAGACGTGGTGGACATCACGCAAGGATGCAGCAAGAACCTTAGTCTTGGCACCCTGAGCACAATACAGACCAGCGATAGCACGAACCAGTTCAACACCACTCAGGGAGTTGTCATTCATGCGACCTACAAATGGAGAGATGTAAGTAGCACCTGCCTTTGCTGCCATTACTGCTTGTGCTGCACTGAAGCAGAGGGTGACATTAGTCTCCACTCCATCATCAGTCAGTTCCTTACATGCAATCAGACCCTCTTTTGTGAGAGGAAGTTTGATCGTGACGTTAGAACCTACTTCGATATACTTTGCAGCATCACGAAGCATCTCATCTGCTGTGTCTCCATTGACTTCAGCAGAGATACTTTCAAAAGCAAAGTCATTTGCTAGTGTCTGGATGAACTCTAGGTAGTCCACGCCAGACTTACGAACTAGTGTAGGATTTGTAGTGATTCCATCAACCAAACCAGTGGCATAACGCTCAGCAATGGCAGTGTAATCAGCAGTATCGAGGAAAATTTTCATTGGTTTGGATAATAAATGTCCAATCGGGGTGACAGGATTTGAACCTGCGACATCTCGCTCCCAAAGCGAGTGCTCTACCAAACTGAGCTACACCCCGCTAGACCCGAAGGTCAGTCAGTATAATTGCCAGCAGCCATTAGTTCTTTTTTCTTGACTTGATACCAAGGATGCACGTATTCTGTTTTCGGAGCAACAGACGCTTTAAGTTCTTTGATTTCTTGCACGAGTCTCTCAAGAATTACTCTTTGATATGCAAGTTCTTTGTAAATTTCAGTCAATTCTGTTTTAAATTTTTCTGATTTCATTAGTATATGTATACTATGGGTGAAGAGGGGATCGAACCCCCGACCGCCTCGGTGTAAACGAGATGCTCTACCGCTGAGCTATTCACCCAAGTGTCGGCAAGAGGACTTGAACCTCCACGTCATAAAGACACTGGAACCTAAACCCAGCGCGTCTACCAATTCCGCCATGCCGACGAGGCGACTCAGGTAGGACTCGAACCTACGACCGACTGCTTAGAAGGCAGTTGCTCTATCCAACTGAGCTACTGAGTCATTGCCTAGATTATACTAGGCAAGAACAAATTTGTCAAGGTATTGGAAAGCATATTTTGTACGATTTCCATGAATACCCCAACCCAACCAGTACCATGCATGATCCATGTAGTAGTTGATGGTTTGTCCGCGACCTTTCAAGACCAACTCATACTTCGTCCACTGAGGTTCATTCACCATATAGCGAAGTTGAGTCTTAAAACTTGACGGGTCTCCACCATATTTAGACGCGAATAAACCGAGTCCATTATAGCGGTTAGTGGAAGTCCATTGGATGATTCCATACCCACCAGTATAGCATTGTTTGTAGGGGACTCGGGCACCTCCCTCACAAATGTTTGGAATAAATTTAGATTCTTGCTTGATGTTGCCCATCACTGTAGCAAGAGCATTCTTATCGGTAATGCCACGAGATTTTTGTAGGTATACCAACGCTTCTTGCTCGTTCTCGGTGCAATCTACACAGCGGTAGATCGGAGCAGGAGGGTGGTCGTACATAATCATAATGTTTCAAGTGATGTACTTCGTCATCATACCACCACAAAGGGTTGCATGTCAATGGGGGGTGTGCCATAAATATTTTTGTCCACCACTATACCATAATGAGACTATCTCCTGACGACATTGCACGACTCATTCGTGCTTGCGAAGTCTATAAAGAGAGAACAGGTTCAGAATACTTGTGGGATGTCTACGACCACCTACAAGACAAACTAAGAACATACGACGATCAGTACGAGGTTGCTGATGCAAACATTTAATAAGATTGTACTAGAAATAAACATCGCTATCATTGATTTTTTATATCAAGGTAGAGATTATCAAAGATTCTGGGTGCTTGAGGAAATTGCCCGAGCACCCTATTTTGCTTTTTTGAGTGTTTTACATTTCCGAGAGAGCATGGGTCTTAGAGGACGTGATCACATAGATCTCATGCTTCAGCACTTTGAACAGAGTGTCAATGAAACATCACATCTGGAATATATGGAGAGCATGGGCGGTAATTCTTATTGGATTGATCGCTTTGTTGCCAAACACCTCGTCCTTATCTATTATTGGATCAACGTGGTTTATTACTGGGTGGCTCCTCGCGCTGCTTACCATCTCTCCTACGAGGTAGAGATACATGCTGCTACAACATACGCTAAGTATCTGGCAGACAAAGGGCATGACGAGAAAATCCTTGAGATTTTGAACGATGAGTTAGAGCACTCCAGAGAACTACAACTCGCTATGGAGAAAATCTGATGTTCAAAAACTGGGGTAAGGATATTGAACCGCCCAACCATGTCACAAAAGAAGAAGTTCAGGAGATGATTGATGATGCCATACGAAAGCACAATCGTAATGCTTCGATTATTTCAATGTGTGTTGGTTGGGTTGTTCTTGCACTTTTTGCTGAGGGTCTCCTTCGACTCATTGGAGTAATCGATCCCGTATTCCCATGGCTGAACATACACTTATAATTGAATGGATAGGCATTATACTTGCCTTAATATTTGGCGTGACCATGTTCTGTCAGGGTCACGCTATCTTCCATGGTAAATATGGATATAAACATACCGAGCGTGAGAAACAAAAAATGACTGACGCTCGTAAACAAGTAGAGGATATATTTAAAAAATGAAAGTAGGAATGATTGGATTAGGTCGCATGGGAGAAGGCATGTCCCGCCGCCTAATTGCTGCTGGTCACGAAGTACACGGATTCAGAAACAACTATGAAAAAGCTTGTAAACAATATGAAGAGGGTTATATCAGTGGATGTACCACTTCTGTGGAAAGCCTTGTTCAAGTAGTTCACACTGGCAGGGGCGTATTTGGAGATCCAAGTTTTAAACCTGGAGTCTTCATGATGGTTGTCCCTGCCGAAACTGTAGAGGAGACACTCGATGAGTTACTACGACATTGTAGTGAAGGAGATATTATTATTGATCATGGCAATAGCAATTTTAAGGACAGTAGGAAAAGAGCAGAGCGTTGTTCAAAACTTGGCATCGCGTATCTTGACTGTGGTACTAGTGGTGGTGTGTACGGTCTGGAGCGTGGATTCTGTCTCATGGTTGGTGGCGGAAGCGCGGCAGTCGATGTATGCCGCCCTATCTTCGACGCACTCGCGCCAGGTATTGGTGCTGCCCCAAGAACAGGTGACAGAGACTACACATGGTATCCAGAAGAGTACGGATGGATCTATGCAGGTGGTCCTGGAGCAGGTCACTTTGTGAAGATGGTTCACAATGGAATCGAATACGGAATCATGCAAGCATATGCAGAAGGATTTAATATCCTGCATGAAGCAAATGCTGGGGCAGCATACGTCGCTGCAGGTGATGCTGAAGTTGCTCCAATGGATAACCCAGAAGACTATTGCTATGATATTAACGTTGCTAAGGTGGCTGAGTGTTGGCGTCGTGGTAGCGTGGTTGGCAGTTGGTTGCTTGATCTTACCGCTGATGTACTACGCAGCGATAGAGAGCTTAGCAAGTTCGATGGGGGAGTATCAGACTCTGGTGAGGGTCGTTGGACTGTTCACGCTGCTGTGGATCTTGGCGTACCCGCTCCTGTTATCAGCAGTGCGTTGTGGGCACGCTTTGAGTCGCGCCGTCTTGGTGCTTTCACAGCCAAGGTTTTGAATGGAATGAGAGCTATGTTTGGTGGCCATGACGTTCGCTGATGTCTTACTTTGGGCAGCACTACCTTTTGTATGTGCCACCATCTATTTCGGGATACGAAAAGGTGAAAATAACTATTACGAATCAGACAAATACGATGGCAACGGAACCGCTCACTAAAGGAATTGTTATCTTCGGAGCAACGGGAGACCTTTGTAAGAAGAAACTAATTCCTGCACTATACAAACTCTGGTTAAAAGATCTTTTGCCAGAAAACTTTTTAATTACTGGTTGCTCTAGGAGAGATCCTGGAGTACAAGCATGGAAAGAATCTCTTGGTTATTATCCTGATGAGTTTCTACATCATCTAGACTACATTTCTGCAGACCTGGACAATGTTGACACTCTCGGTAACCTTCCTAATTACCTTCACGATAATACTTACTTTCTTTCTGTTCCCCCAGAAAGGTATTCTAACGCGATTATCAATCTCAAAGAGGCAGGTAAACTCGATGACCCCGAAAGATCGCGTGTGGTTATTGAGAAACCCTTTGGGCACGATTATAAATCTGCTGATAATCTACAGTCTGTGGTGGAGCGACATCTACGCGAAAAGCAAGTCTATCGCATTGACCATTATCTTGGCAAAGATACTGTTAATAACATACTTGCTACTAGGTTCAGTAATATATTTCTGGAACCACTTTGGAATCGCCAGTACATAGATGAGATACAGATCTTTGCTTCCGAGACTATTGGATGCGAAGGACGTGCTCAATACTACGAGACAGCAGGTGCTATACGTGACATGCTACAGAACCACATCCTACAGGTTCTTGCATTGATTGCTATGGAACCACCTAGTAAGATGAATGCTAGGGAAATCAGACGTGAGAAGACAAAAGTGCTTGCCGCGACTAGAATGAGTGAGAATGTTATTTTTGGTCAATATGCCTCGTATAAGTCTGAGTCAGGTGTTGATCCTGATAGTGGTACTCCTACCTATTTTGCTGGGACTCTATTCGTCGATAACTGGCGTTGGGAAGGAGTTCCTTTTAACGTCATGACTGGCAAGAAACTACCATACCAATGTGTAGAAGTAGTAATCAAACTCAAAACACCACCGCTGAAGCTCTATGACAACGAGATTAATGATCGTATTGTTATGCGTCTACAGCCTAATCCCCATCTCGATATTCGTATGGACATTAAGTCGCCTGGACTTAGTGACGAGTTGGAAGTAGCAACTCTAACACACGACTACCCACAAGACAGAGCAATTGATGGTTACGAAAAACTTCTTTACGATGCTATCAATGGAGACCAGTCACACTTCGTCCACGCTGATGAAGTTATGGAGTCATGGAGAATCGTTGATGATCTTCTCTGCACTGGTGACTCTTGTCCCATTCGCACTGCTCCTTTTCTCTATACTGGTGGATGGGGACCACAACACAAGGTAGACTTTATTACTAACTGGGACTATCCATCATGAAAAAAGATGACGAGGAAAAGAAAAAACGAATAGAAGAGATCAGCAAGCATCTTCATCCTCATGATGATGAACCTGATCCAACTGCTCACATGGGGAACTATAACTTCCCCCAAATGCTTTTTGCTTTCTGCCTCGGATGTGCAACTATGTTTGTTGCCGCTGTTAATGAGATAGACAAATTTAAAGGATGTCCTTTACCTGCTTATTTCGATGAACCACGTTCAACTGTTCGTTAGATCTGTTATGCAAACCCCATGGTGCTTAGGCGTCATGGGGTTTTGTCTTGTATTCGTTCCCATCATAGGTATGCACCTTGTACATAAATATGGTTGGGAGCACTGGGAACCTTTCGATAGGAGTCACAAATGAACCCCGTAATTTTAGTTGGGTGTTTTACACCTCTCATCATCATTTTCATCGTGATGAAACTTGCTGTTTGGATTGAAGCAGTTAATGCAGAACAGGATTATGTCAGACAAGAACCATTACGAAAACGAGGACCATACTTGGAAAATCCATATGCAGACGTTGATGAGAAGGAAGAAGAATATGGAGATCGCACAGACTATCGATGAAGCACTCTACCAATACTACCATGTAGAACAGGGTAAAGAGGTGCCAAACTGGCGATACATCAAAGATCAAGACTGGTGGATTGAATATCTTAAGAGTTTGGGTATTGACCCAAGAAACCCATGAATGAAGAAGACGATTTTGACTACGACTATCAAGTATCTCTAAAGATAGAAGACATTCATCTTCTTCATCATTGTGTGCTGAAAAGAATTGAAAATTGGGAGGGTTCTCCTTCTCGGCATCCGTCCGAGCAGGAGCATTTGTGGTATCTAAGAGACTCCCTATATAGAATGATACTAGAATATAAGTTCGAGAACCTCTAGTGTATAGAGAAGAACATCTTCAGAAAAAATCAAACGAGTGTGCCGACCTTTGGAGGGAGTGGGAACGCTTGTGGCGAAAAAAGCATTAGGTGCGCCAGACGCTAGAAGAGCCTGGTGCAAGTGCTGTGATGAATTCGGAATAATGGTATCAGAAGAAGTAAGAAATAATCCTAGATATAAAAACATAAAAGGATATTGGAATGAACCTCCTCCTCCGCCCCCTTGAAGATATAAATGACCCTGTATGGAGTGTGATTTTTAGCATCATGCTGCTACTCGTAGGAGTGTCCTGGGTGATCAGATATATACTACTAGTTGACACAAGAGAGGCACAAGATCATGGGAGCAATGACACCCCCGAGTCGTAAGAGTTGTTACAACTTTCGAGTAGTATCGATAGATAAAGTGTTGGATGGCGACACTATCGATGTTACCATTGATCTCGGTTTTGACCTTTATAAAAAAGAGAGAGTACGAATTGCTGGTGTGGACACGCCAGAGAAAAGAACCAGAGATCTCGAAGAAAAAGCATTAGGTATTGATGCCACCAACTGGATGAAAGAAAAGTTGGAGGGAGCAATCAATGGAGATGACGAACTCGCTGTTAGGACTGAACTGGTTGGTGGCATGGGTAAGTACGGTCGCCTTC